CAACAGAACTTCAGTCGGTTCTGAATAAACAATTACATTATCATATTCACGCAGAAGCAAATCAACTGCGTTTACCTGATTAGTATTCTTATAATATGCAGTATGATTACCAACAATAGTATGAACCGTTACTCCCATTTCTTGGAGACGATCATAGTAATTGTTTTTAGCCCAAGAGAGAGCAGAGAAGTCAATTCCTTTACGACTATCAAAAGTATCTCCCATATCTACAACGGTAGTAATCCCTTGCTCTTCGAGTGTAGGGAAAAATACATCATTGTAAAACTTCAGGAAATAATCATGAAAGAGTTTGGAATTCTTTCTTGCTCCGAAGTGCTGGTCGGTAATAATTGCGACTTTCATTCAATAACGAAGCTTAGAGTGTACAGCGTCCTTGATACTATTATAGTCGCTATAGTTGGATCCGTCAAGCAAATTGTCATTAACAAAAACTTCAGAGTAACCAGATTTCTCAAGTATTTTATTCTTAATCTCTAATTGACGCTTTTCTCTTTGAATGCGGCGAAGGAAAGCATAATGAATAATCTGAGTAAAATAAGCAAATGGATTAGATGATTTTTCTGGATCAAAATTATGAATGTATTGAACACAATTTTCAATACCATCAGAAATCATATCATCCTTAAACATATAGTTAACAAAATTCGGTTTGTATGATAAATGGGTAGCAATTTTTAGAAAACATTCACCCAAATAATTTGAAATTGGTGGTTTACCTTCCCAATGTTTACCTCTTTGCTCTCTTGGCAATTCTTTCAAATCAACTCCAAACTTTTTCTGATATGAAACTTCAACCTTTGTCCTGTAAACAATTAAAGCCTCTAGAAGTTCTTTATTATTGACATAGTGCTCTGATCCTCTTTTTTGTCTTGGCATTCTATTAAGTAACATAAATTTCTCTAATTTAATATGTAGGTATTATAACATTATACCTATCACTTGACAAGATCAATAATCGCAATTAGAATACCTTTGTTGGGGTTGATAAAGAGGCTATAGCTCATTAAGAATAATAGATCTTTTCTAATAGTTTCTTAGCATCATCAATATTTGATATATATCCCATTCTCCTGGTTAACTTGGGAGATTTTTTATTTTTAAATTTATTAAATTTTTCTATAAAGTTCTGATGCATCACTATCATTTCTATATCTTTTGATTCACTAATAGTGATGATATTTTCTAATTTTAAAACAAATAAATCATCAGATGCTGTTTTTAACCATGGTTCTAATTTATATCCAATTACACCACTTCTAGATTTGACTTCAGATACAGTAACTGGAGTATGAACTAATAATACAGTATCATCTTCTTCATCTGATACTACTACTTTACCAAAGATTTCTTCTCCGGTATTTAATTTAATAGTTGCATAAAAATCGTCTTCTATCATTGTTTTAAATTTATAGTGATTATCTCATAATTAAATTTCTCTTCATTATAAGTTTTAATTCTTTCTATGAAATGATTTAAAGTATAGTTTCTTCTTGAGTTGCAAGTACAGTCATCAGAAATATCATAAAGAGTTGCTTTTACTTTGTCTTTTCCTTTTCTAAGAACTCGTCCAATACTCTGAAGATTTCTAATTCTTGATTTACTTGGTGAGGCAAAGATAACATTATGGAGATTTTTAATGTTGATACCAGTAGAAAAAGTTCCATAAGAAGCAACGATAATTGCATCATTCTCTTTTTCAGCAATCTCTCTGACTAACTCTCTTTCTTCGGCATCAACTCCACCATGTACAAAAAAGACCTTTTGGTCTTCACCCTTCTTATTATTTATTTGATCGTAAAGTACTGCTCCATGAGCCTCAACTCTTGCAAATAAAACTAAAGTATTTCCCTTTAAATCTAAAGTAAGATTGCAAATAAATTTATTTCTCTGTTCATGACTGATTAAATACTGTATCTCATCTTCATAAGTTTCAAACTTTTGTGGTGGGTGTTTAAGAACAAGGCACTGAATATCGAGTTGAGAAAGATGGCCCTGTCTCATCAACTCATCAGTTCTTGTTACTTTATATGATGGACCAAACAAACCTTCAAGAACCCATTTATGAGTTTGAGTTCCATCTAATGTTCCAGTAAAACCGAAACGATATTTGGCATGATGAAGTTTAGTCATAATTGATATTAATGACTTACTCTTGAATAAATGTGCTTCATCACCTATAATGCAACCATAATCTTCGAAGAATGAACGTTCTAGTTTATAGACTGATTGCCAAGTTGTAATTGTTACGGGAGCATCATTACTTTTCTCTCTACCAGAATAAATACGGTGACAATATGAGTCAGCATCCCAACCATAATCAAGGAAATCCTTGTACATCTGCTCTACAAGAGATGTCGTCGGTACAACTAAAAGAATTTTTTCGCCTTTATCCACATAATATCTTACGAGGGAATAAATCATCAGTGATTTGCCGCTCGCAGTGGGGCTTATCAATAGTTTTCTATTATGCTTTAGGGCACCATATACTCCCTCAATCTGGTATTTCCTGGGAGTATGGGCACAAATGGAATGCATGTAATCCTTGACACCTTCATAAGAGATGTGTTCATTCTCTTCATATGGGGTGCCATAAAACTTATTGTCTTCAAACTTGTAAGTGTATCCATACTGCTTACAAAAGTTGACAATCTTATCCAACAGACCAACATAGATCTGTTTTGATCTCATGTCATACAAATGAATCTCCCCGTTCCAATTCCTTCCACGGTACTGGGGCATAAACTTTGCATTAGGAACCTCAAACTTAAAGTGGTCTCTAAGTTCATATTCGATGTGGGGTTCCGTATTAATTTTTAAAAATACTTCGTTGGACTTGGAAATAACAAGATTTACTGTATTATCAATCACATATATCCATTCATCTATGAATATTTATTTACCCCAGTCCAGCATTAAATCTCATAAATTCAATGGCATTTTTAATTTGATAAGTACGATTTGTAATCTGCTTTAAGATACTTTCAATATAAACTAGCATCGTGTCATAGTAATCAATCTTCAAGCAGATTGTTGAAAGTTTCTCATCTGCATCCAAATATTTTTGCATAGTGTCCTTGTCCCTGATTTTTTTGGGAAAAGGATTTTCTACATAAACATCTGGATCTGCTTTTCCACTAAAGTATTCATATCTTTCGTGTCTAATATTTTTTCTTTGCTGCTCTGCTTTTTTTCGTAAGAGAAAAATGGTATTATAAAGTTCAAAATATTTTGCATGAAGTGTGGGAATATTTGTTGATTCTGTATGGAGATTGTCCATATCTATTTTTGAATCTTTCTCCCACATTTCTTGAATTTTATCAAGATCAATTGTCATGAAATTAATTTGCCTGATGCATCATACAGATCAAACATAGTATACTTGAAAGAAACACTTGCTGTAAAGTACTCATAGTCAGATCCTGTTGCATCAAAATCCAAAGTAGACAGGGAATAAGGATAAAGATCTTGAAATTTAACTTGAATAACAGGATTATAATTACTATTCAATACAAATAAAGTTCCATCAGAAAATATATTTGAATATGCATCAGATCTATCTCCAGTACCAGAAGATTGTCTTTCTTTTATTAATCTAGAATATTCTCCTAAATCTCTAGGATATCCTAAAGACCTAATCCAATTATGAACTTCTATATAATTTTCGAAATTTTCATCTATAATAAATTTAAGATTGAAATCTCCAAAACTAATTTTATCTCCTGGAATGGGAAGATCTGACAAATATGACGGTTGAATTGCATTCCCCAAATCTAAACTTGGGATGTTAGCTGTGTTTGAAAAAAAATCTACTTTCTGAGCCCTTGATAAAGTAAATTTGAATCCTATAGGAGACAGAAAATTTTTATTTCCGATCTGATTAGCAAAGAAGTTGGAAGTTGCCATTTTTTGAATTATTTAGATAAAAAAAGGAGGTCTTGCGACCTCCCGTAAAAATCAGTGAACTTAAATCACATGAGGTTGTTAACACGAACTCTTCTGTAATAGCGATTGCTATTAGTTGTAAGAGCGCCAACTCCAGGATTAGTGCCTTCAGCGAATGGGTTTGCGACCATGCCGTAGCGGGTCTTAAAGCCGATCTTAGGCTGGAAGGTGTTCTCTCCAACGGCACGAACCATTTGGAGGGGAACATATGGGCAATAGAAGAGACCTGCGTCATAAGGTGAAGTACCCTTATAACCAACAACATAGTACTGAGACTCAGCAGAGTTTGCAGAATATGGATCAATATAAACTCTGAATTTGCCCATTAGAGTACCAGCAAAGGTGTTGCCAGTATCATCTACATTGAGGTTTGCATTTAGGGCGGGGGTGTAATCAAGTACACCAGCCATGGTCAGTGCTGAAGCAACATCAGCAGAGCACATGATCACATTGCCCTTTCCTCTACGAGTTCTTTGTGCGATTGCATTAGCATCGCGCTCGATTTGGAAAAGAAGACCCTTGAACTTCTCAACAGACCAACGACCGTTTGAGTCAACATCAAGGTCAAAAATACCTGCAGTAGCGGTGTTAAGAGTAGCACCTTGCTCAGCAGTCTTATAGATGGTTCTGATGACTTCGCGGTTGATTTCAGCAAGAATCTCAGTTGACAGAATGTTTGCCAACTCAGCTTCTGCATTCAGACCGTGAATTGCCTTAAGGTCCTGAGCAAGCTCAAGTGAG